GCAATGACCACAGTGCGCTGCACTGGAATGAATGCCGCCGTCTTTCCTACCGCGAATGGAAGCGCCTCGGCTCCTTCCCCGATGACTACCACGCCAAGACGGACAAGATCGGCAAATACATGATCGGGATGAGCGTGCCGCCCAAGATGGCTGAGCAAGTGGCGCGGGCTGTTTGCCAGCAGTGGCTTGGTGTTGCGCCATGACAGTAGGAAGAAAGCCAACCCCGACCGTCTTAAAGCTGGTCAAAGGCAACCCCGGCAAGCGCGCCACCAACAAGGCCGAGGCCGTAGTCGCCCTGGCCGAGCCGACGCCGCCCGCGTTCCTGTGCGACGACGCAAAGGTTGAATGGGGCCGCGTGTGCAGCGCCCTGTATGCCGCTGGCCTGATGACGGAGCTAGACCGCGCCGCCTTGGCCGCCTACGCAGCCGCATACGGGCGCTGGGCGCAGGCCGAGCGGGCCATCAATAGGATGGCTGCCAAAGATGAATTGAACGCCGCGCTGATGATTAAAACCGTCAGCGGCAACGCCATACAAAACCCGCTTGTCGGGATTGCAAACAAGGCGAAGGCCGACATGGTGCGCTATGCCGCCGAGTTCGGCATGACCCCTTCGGCGCGGTCCCGCGTCACCGCGACACCTGATGACAAGAAGCAAGAAGACAAAGCCGCCCGCTATTTCTGACGCGGCTACGCAGTACGCGCAGGAAGTCGTATCAGGCAAGCGTATTGCAGGCCCGCATGTGCGCGGCCAGTGCGCCCGGCACCTGCGGGACATTGAAGACGGGCACAAGCGCGGGCTGGTGTGGAGTGTGGCTGAATCTGAAAGGGCACAGGGATTTTTTGCCGACGTTCTGAAGCTCAACGGCGGCGACTACGAAGGCAAACCTTTCGAGCTGCTGCCATGGCAGAAATTTGTTGTCGGTTCGCTGTTCGGCTGGCAGGGTGTGGACGGCCACCGGCGCTTTCGCGTGGCCTACGTGGAGACAGCGAAGGGTTCCGGCAAGTCGCCCCTGGCCGCTGGCATTGGCATGAAGGGGCTTGTAGCCGACAACGAGCCACGCGCAGAGGTTTACAGCGCCGCCACGAAAAAGGATCAGGCAATGATCCTGTTCCGTGACGCCGTTGCGATGGTGGATCAATCCCCCGAGCTATCCAAGCGCCTGCAAAAGAGCGGCACCGGGGAAAGGTGCTGGAACCTTGCCTATATGGCGCAGGGCGCGTTTTTCCGGCCTATCAGTAGTGACGATGGGCAATCAGGCCCGCGCCCGCATATAGGGCTGATTGACGAGCTGCACGAGCACAAGACAAACACCGTCGTCGAAATGATGCGGGCAGGTACGAAAAGCCGACGCCAGGCGCTGATTTTCATGATTACCAATGCGGGGCACAACCGCATGGGGCCGTGCTGGTCGTATCACGAATACGGCGCGAAGGTGGCGGCGGGCGAGGTGGAAGACGACGCGTTCTTTCCGTTTGTCTGCGGGCTGGATGAATTGGATGACCCGTTTGCCGACGAGTCGTGCTGGCCGAAGGCGAACCCCTCATTGCAGGACGCTGATCTGCCGGGGATGAAGTACATCCGCGAGCAGGTGGTAGAGGCAAAGGGGATGCCCAGCAAGGAAGCGATTGTCCGCCGCTTGAATTTCTGCCAGTGGACGGATGCCGAGAGCCCATGGATCAGCGGCGAAGTGTGGCGCGGTGCGCAGCGGGAGTTTGACTGGCAGGACTTGCGCGGACGCCGCGCGGTGGCCGGGTTGGACTTGTCCAGCACCACCGACCTGACGGGCATGGTGTTTCTGGTGGAGCCCATCGAAGCTGGCGAACCGTGGCTTCTGGTGCCGTTCGCTTGGCTGCCCGATGTGGAACTACAGCGCAAGGCCGATACCGACCGCGTGCCCTACATCCAATGGCGCGCAGAGGGGTATCTGGACACGACGCCAGGCCGGGCAATCAGCAAGCGGGTCATTCTGCAAAAGCTGTCGGCCATGTGCGACTTCTTCGAGATCATCGCCGCAGGGTATGACCGCTGGCGCATTGAAGACTTGATGGCGATGGCTGCGGACGATGGCATCAGCTTGCCGGAAATGAAGCCCGTAGGCCAGGGCTACAAAGACTTCAGTCCCGCGCTGGAAACGTTTGAGCGAATGCTACTCAACGGCGAGATTGCACACGCCGGGCACAAGGTGCTGGACTGGTGCATGAGCAACGCGGTAATTGAGCAGGACGGCGCGGAAAACCGCAAGCTGTCCAAGGAAAAAGCAACGGGGCGGATTGACTTGGCCGTCGCCGCTGTGATGGCGGCCGGGCTGATCAACGCGACAGGCGCGGGCGAAAGATCATTCTGGGAAGAACTCGCAACATGAAACTATGGCCTTTCAGCCGCAAGTCGAACGAGGACGGCTCGGTTCGTCACTCGCTCGACCTATTCCGGCTGCTGGCTGGGGGGATGGGCACAAAAAGCGGCGCAAGCGTGTCGCACAAGTCCGCCCTGGAGGTGCCCGCTGTGCTGTCGTGCGTGCGGGTGATTTCCGAAGGCGTCGCCCAGGTGCCATTCAAGGTGTATCGCCAGATTGGCGACAAGGTTATGCCTGCCACGGAACACCCGCTGTTCCGGGTTTTGCACCGCAAGCCCAACGGGTGGATGACCAGCTTTGAGCTGCGCGAAACCATGGCAATCCATTGCGCGATGACAGGCGACGCTTACGCCTTCATCAACCGCGTGCGCGGCGAGGTGCGCGAGTTGATCCCGCTGCCGCCAGGAACCGTCACGGTCAAACAGAAGGACAACTACCGCCTCGAATACCAGATCACCGCCCCCAGCGGCAAGACCATGACGGTCCCGCAGGAGGCCGTGTGGCACTGGCGCGGCCCTAGCTGGGACGCCGTGAGCGGGTTGGATGTTGTCAAGATGGCCCGCGAAGCCATCGGGCTTGCCATGTCTGCCGAAGAGTCGCAGGCCCGAATGCAAAAGAACGGCGCGGCGATTTCCGGCACCTACTCGGTCGAGGGGACGCTGAACGCGGAGCAATACAAGGCCATGCGCGCCTGGCTGGATAAGGAATTCGACGGCGCAGCGAACATGGGAAAAACAAAGCTGCTGGACAGAAACGCGAAGTTCCACCCGCAGAGCATGACCGGCATTGACGCCCAACTTCTGGAGACGCGAAAGCACCAGATCGAGGAAGTCTGCCGCGCGTTTCGCGTCATGCCCATCATGGCCGGGTACAGCGACAAGGCGGCAACCTACGCCAGCGCAGAGCAGATGTTTTTGGCGCACGTCGTACACACGCTCAGCCCCTGGTATGAGCGCATCGAACAGTCCGCAGAGTGCCACCTGCTGACCGACAAGGAAGTGGCAGAAGGCTACTTCGTCAAGTTCAACGCTGCCGGGCTCATGCGCGGATCGCACAAGGACCGCAGCGAGTATTTCGCCAAGGCCCTGGGCGCTGGCGGCTCTCCGGCGTGGATGACCGCCGATGAGGTCAGAGCGCTTGAGGAATTGAACCCAATGGGCGGCGCTGCCGCTGTGTTGCCGGTGGCAACCAATGTTGGCGGGGCAAATCCAGCGGCCCAAGGGGCAAATCCTTGAATCAGTATTACATCTATCTTCACTGCAAACCGGACGGAACGCCGTTCTACGTCGGAAAAGGTTGCAATGGGCGCGGGCACAGCAAACGCAGCCACGATTTGAAGCGCAGCAGAAACGCGCACCATCGGGCCGTAGTTGAAAAATACGGCGCGGAAAACATCGGAATTTTCGTATTTCCATGCGAATCTGAGAAGGAAGCGCTTTCGGATGAAATCGCAGCTATTCATCAGTTGCGGTCGGAGGGGGTCCGATTGGCTAACGCCACCGATGGCGGCGAGGGGTCAAGCGGCCTGATCCCGAACGCAGAGACAAGGGCGAAGATGTCCGCAAAACGCAAAGGCGTGAAGCGCAGCCCGGAAACAGTAGCCAAGATGAAAGCAGCCGGTATCTGCTTTAAGCCGGGCGACAAAGGTTTTGCCGGGAAGTCCCACACGGCAGAACATCTGGCCAGATTGGCTGGGAACAAGCATGCGCTTGGCCATCGGCACGACGAGGTTTCCCGCCAGAAGATGCGCGACGCCCATGCCAGGCGCAGACAGCGCGCCCTGGAAGAACTGAACCCCATGGGCGGCGACGCGGCCATGCTGCCCAAGCCCACCAACGTGCCCGGCAACGCGGCGCCGAAGGACGAAGAAGATGCAAAACCTGACTTGCAACCTGCGTGAACTGAAGTTCGCTGCCGACGAAGGCGCCCAGGCTATGAGCTTTACCGGCTACGGCGCGGTGTTCGGCAACGTGGACAGCTATGGCGACGTGATCGAAGCCGGGGCGTTCTCGAAGTTCTTGGCAGACGTGAAGGCGGGAAACCAACCATGGCCAGCCATGCTGTCGCAGCACGGCGGCTGGCAGATGAGCGCCGAAGACATGACGCCCATCGGTGTCTGGACCGACTTCGCCGAGGACGGGCACGGCCTGAAAGTCGCCGGGCAGCTGGCAGACACGCCACGCGGCCTGGAAATGTACAAGCTCATGAAAATGAGCCCCCGCCCCGCGATTGATGGCATGTCCATTGGCTACATCGCCAAGGAATGGGAGCCGCGCAGCAAGCCGGAAGACCCAAAACGCAAGCTCAAACGCATTGACCTGATCGAAGTGTCCATCGTCACCCGCCCTGCCAACGGAAAGGCGCGGGTAGAGTCCGTCAAGCACGACTGGACAGAACGAGATTTCGAGAGGCTGCTCACGCGAGACGCTGGGCTGTCACGAAGTGAGGCGCTGGTTGTCATCAACCAGGGCTTCAAGAGCCTGATTGCCATGCGGGACGCTGGCAGTGCAGAGCTGGCCGAGCTGTACGAGGCCGTCAAACGCCGCGAGGCAGCAATCCCGCGCTGATCCCCAGCGTCACCCACCGCAAACCGCCCTAGAGGCGGTTTTTTTTCGCCCAAAGAAAGGCAAATCATGTCCGACATTCTCGAAATCAAGAAACTGATCGAAGCCCAAGGCCAAGCCTGGGAAGAACACAAGAAAACCAACGACGAGCTCATCAAGGCCAAGGCCGAAGGCAAGGCCGTGGCCGATCTGGAAGCCAAACTGGCCAAGGTCAGTGACGAAATGGACAAGCTGGCCGAGCTGAAGGCCGACTTCGACAAGTTCGTCCTCGAATCGCAGCGCCCCGGCGCATCCAAGAGCGACGAAAACACCGAAGCTGAGTGCAAGAGCTGGAACGCCATGCTGCGCGCCGACTTCCAGTCCAAGGGCCGCAGCATTCCCGCTGAAGTTTCGGTTGACGCCTACGCGCAGTACAAGAGCGCCTTCTATTCGCTGGTGCGCCATGGCGACATCGAGCGCCTGAGCGCCGACGAGCGCAAGGCACTGTCTGCCGGTTCCGACCCCGATGGCGGCTACCTGCTGCCGACCCCCACCGTGGGCCGCATGGTCAAGAAGGTGTACGAGCAGTCCACCATGCGCCAGTTGGCAAACGTGCTGACCATCAGCACCGACGCGCTGGAAGGCATCGTGGACAACGACGAGGCCGATGCAGGCTGGGTGTCCGAAATGGGCGCTCGCAACGACACCGACACCCCACAGGTCGGCAAGTACCGCATCGAGGCCCATGAGATGTACGCCCAGCCGAAGGTCACGCAGAAGCTGATCGACGACGCCGCTACCGATGTGGAAGCCTGGCTGGCCGACAAGGTGGCCGACAAGTTCGCCCGCGTCGAAGGTAACGCCTTCTGGAACGGCAACGGCGTCGGCCAACCGCGCGGCCTGGCCGCGTACACCACCGCCGCGACCGGCGACGGCTCGCGCGCCTGGGGCACCTTCGAGCACGTCCTGACCGGCGCCAATGGCGACTTCCACACCACGAAGGCTGACCCGCTGCAAGACCTGCTCGGTGCGTTCAAGGACCAGTACCTGCAAAACGCATCGTTCGTGATGCGCCGCGAGGTGCGGACCAAGATTCGCAAGATGAAGGAAGCCACCAGCGACCGCTACCTGTGGGAGCCGTCCCTGCAAGCTGGCCAGCCTGACCGCCTGCTGGGCTATCCCGTGCGCATCGACCAGTTCATGCCCGGCCTGAACACGGGTTCGCTGTCGCTGGCCTTCGGTGACTTCCGCGAGGCGTACACCATCGTGGACCGCATCGGCGTGCGCACCCTGCGAGACCCCTACACGGCCAAGCCGTATATCCGCTTTTACAGCACTCGCCGAGTTGGAGCCGGAGCGGTCAGCTTCGAAGCTGTCAAGTTCCTGAAGTTTGCCGCCTAAGCCCAAGGGCCGGGCGCTGCCCCGGCCCGCTTCACATCTGAAAGGTCACAACCATGTCCGACTTGAAAAACAACATCGCGGCGGTTCTCGCCCTGTCCCCCGCCGTTCACGCTGCCACCAAGGCCGATGCATCCATCATCGACCTGCAGGGCGCCGGTTCTGCCACGGTCATCGTCAACACGGGCGCCATCGCTGGCTCTGGTGACTACACTATCAGCCTGCGCCACGGCGATGCGTCTGACCTGTCCGGCGACGCCGCTGCCAGCGGGGACGACCTGCTGGGCGCCTTCCCCGCCACCCTGGCGGCGGATTCGTCCTATGCGGTCGGCTATCGCGGCGGCAAGCGCTACGTGCGCGTTGTCATCACCAAGAACAGCGGCACCTCGATTGCCGCTGGCGCGGTGATCGTCAAGGGCCACCTGGCCATGTCTGGCGCCGTCTGATGCGTGAAGCGCCTTCCTCGGAGGGCGCTTTGCAGATCACAAGGACACCATGATCGTCACCCAAACCACCCCACCGGCCTATCTGCCGTTGACGCTCACAGAGGCAAAGCTGCACCTGCGCGTTGACGGCACGGACGAGGATGCGCTGATTGCGGCGTTCATCGGCGCAGCCGTGGACACCTGCCAGCAAGTCACCGGCCGAAGCCTCATGGCCCAGGCGTGGAAGCTGACGGTTGACGACTTCGCCGACGAAATCGCGCTGCCATGGCCCCAGGTGCAGGCCGTGCAGTCGGTGCAGTACAAGGACGCAGACGGCGCCACGCAGACGCTGGCGACATCTGTCTATGAATTGGCGGGCGACAAGGTTTGCCTGGTGCCAGGCCAAACATGGCCCACCGTGCGCGGTGGATCGGGTTCTGTGTGGATCAACTACACCGCAGGCTACAGCGCAGGCAATGAAGCCGCCCAGCAAGACGCCGTGCCCTACGGCATCAAGGCATGGCTGCTGCTGACCATCGGGACGCTGTACGCGAATCGCGAGAGCGTGCAGACCGGTGTGTCAGTGGCCGCGCTGTCTGACCGCTTCGCTGATTCGCTGCTTGACCGGTTCAAGGTGTACTGATGCAAGCCGGCACCCTCACCAAGCGCATCACGCTGCAAAAGCCCGGAAACGCCGTTGATGACTACGGCCAGCCCGCGCCCGGCAGCTTCGATGATGTGGCTACCGTGTGGGCCGCCATCCGCCCCACGGGCAGCAGTGAGCGCGTTGCCGCTGCGCAAATGGAAAGCGGCCAGACTCACGTCATCACCGTGCGCTGGTCTGCGCCATTGGCCGCCGCGCAGGGTTCGTGGCGCATCGTGTTCGGCGCGCGCGCCTTCGGCATCGTCGGCTTGCCGCGCTGCCCGGACGAGCGGCGAGAGTGGCTGATCTTTGACTGCACGGAGCGTGTGAATGGCTGAAATCCGCATCCAGGGGCTGGCCGACCTCAAGCGCGCCCTGAACGAGCTGCCCGCCAAGATCGAAAAGAACATCATGCGCGGCGCACTGCGCGCGGGCGCGAACGAAATCAAGAAGGCCGCGCAGGCCAACGTGCCCGTCAAGTCCGGCGCGCTCAAGAACAGCATCAAGGTCAGCACACGCGCGCGCAAAGACCGCTACATGCGCGCCCGCGTCACGGCGGGCGACAAGACCGCGTTTTACGCCCACATGGTCGAGTTCGGCACCGCCGCGCACCGCATCCGCCCCAAGGGCAAAAAGAGCCTTTTCTTTGCCGGCATCGCCCGCACCGCCGTGGAACACCCCGGCGCCGAGCAGCGGCCATTCATGCGCCCCGCGCTCGACTCGGCCAGCCAAGCCGCCGTGCAGGCCACCGCCGACTACATCCGCAACCGGCTGGCCAAGGAGCGCGCCAAGTGAGTCGTGCCCTCGCCGCCGCGCTGCTGAACCAGCCGGCCATCACCGCCATCGTCGGCACGCGCCGCGCACTGAAAGAACTGCCAGCAGGCACCGCGTTGCCCGCGCTGGCCTACACCATCGTTGACATCAACCCCGCCGACTACCTGGGCAGCGCCGACGGCTACGAAGCCATGCGCGTGCAGGTCAACCCGCTCGCCACCACCATCGCGCAGGTCGAACAGATGCACGCCGCCATTCACGGCGCGCTGCACGGCATGGCCGGCGTCCCGCTGGCTGGAAAGCGCGTGATCCAGGTTCGCCGCGACATCGCCGGGCCAGACGACAAATTCACCGACGACGCAGGCGCAGTCACCTGGACTTCGCCGCGCGACTACATCGTCATCTACGAATAGCGCCCAACAGCGCTTGCCACCGGGGCCGCCTCACCAGCGGCCCTTTTTCATTGCCCGCGCCTGCGGGCTTTTTTAAGAAGGAAAGCCCACCATGGCCACCGCTCCCTACGAAACCACCAGCGCTGCCGGCACCACGATTTCGATCGTGGGCGGCGACCCCGCCACCTTCGACGCCACCGGCTTCGCCGCGCTGGTGTGGGTGCC